AGTTGCAGTAATGCAGAAGTTCTTTGATCAGGCCATCAGTGGTAACTGGAGTTACAATCCAACCCAGTATCCAGACAATGAAGTGCCTATTTCTGTTATGGCACAGGATCTTCTCAAGACATACAAGTATGGCTGGAAGACCTCATACTATCAGAATACTTATGACATGAAGAGTGATGATGTAGATGATGTTGAAGAAGTGAAACCACAATTAGAAAAACTATTCACCGAACTATCAGAGGAGCAAGAGTGTGACAGTTGCACCATCTAGCAGAAAAGTAGAAAGAATGACTGTTTTTAATAAGAGTCATGTAGATACCAAGTCTCAACCTATGTTTTTTGGAGCACCATTGGGTGTCCAAAGGTATGATGAATACAAGTATCCAGTGTTTGATAAACTTACAACTCAAATGCTTGGATACTTCTGGAGACCAGAGGAGGTTTCCTTACAGAAGGACAGAGCAGACTATCAATCTCTACGTCCAGAACAGAAACACATCTTTACTTCCAATCTAAAATACCAAATTCTTTTAGATTCTGTACAAGGTCGTGGTCCTGGAATGGCTTTCGCACCCTATTGTGCATTGCCTGAACTGGAAGGAGCTATGAATGTGTGGCAATTTATGGAGATGATACATTCTAGATCCTATACATATATTATCAAGAACGTGTATCCTAATCCAGCGGAAGTCTTTGACACGATTCTAGATGATGAAAAGATTTTAAAGAGAGCAAACTCTGTAACAGCATCCTACGACGACTTTATTAATGATGCCCAAGAGTATGGGCAGGGACGTATGTGGGAAAAAGACTGGAAAGATTCACCTTCATCACAGTGGACAATTCATGAACTCAAAAGAAAACTCTATCGAGCAGTCGCAAATGTCAATATCTTGGAAGGAATTAGGTTCTATGTCTCCTTCGCGTGCTCGTTTGCTTTTGGAGAGCTTAAGCTTATGGAAGGATCGGCAAAAATCATTAGCCTTATCTCAAGAGATGAAAACCAACACCTCGTCCTCACGCAAAACATATTAAAGAACTGGATGAATGGCGATGATCCAGAGATGAAACAGATCGCTGATGAAGAAAGAAACAATGTAATAGGCATGTTCAAAAATGCCGTTGAAGAAGAGAAAGAATGGGCAGAGTATCTGTTCAGTGGTGGTTCTATGATTGGTTTGAATGACAAACTACTCAATCAATATGTTGAGTGGATTGCTAACAAGAGAATGAAAGCTCTTGGGTTTGATCCTATCTACGATCAACCATTAAGAAATAATCCATTGCCTTGGACACAACACTGGATCTCATCTAAGGGATTACAGGTTGCACCACAGGAAACAGAGGTCGAATCCTATGTGGTTGGTGGTATCAAACAAGATATCAAGAAGAACCAGTTCAGCGGATTCAAACTGTAGACTAAATAGTATAAAAGTAGTCCTGTAAAGAATGGCTAAGCAACAAATTGGTGTGGGTTCTGCCAGTAATGATGGAACAGGAGACACCCTGCGACAAGGAGCAGTAAAGGTAAACGCAAACTTTAGCGAGATATACTCGGTATTTGGTGATGCGACTAATTTGGTAAGCTTTGCTAAGACTTCTGGTATTTCTAGTGACTCTAATAAGTTTGGTGGTCAGATACCTTCTTTCTATCAGGATGCAACTAACTTAACCTCTGGTTTACTTTCACCCGATCGTTTACCAGAGGTTGTTGTAGCGACTGCTTTTAGTGGTGGGTTGATAGGAAGTGTAACTGGTAACGTTACAGGTGATCTCACTGGTACTGCATCTACATCTGTAAATGCTGCGGTTGCATATGCCGTAACTGGACAACCAGATCTCTTAGCAAGGGATATAGTTGCAGTCAGTATTGCTTGTACCAATGTTATAGGTGATCTTACTGGGGCTGCAGCGTATGCTCAGACTGCTGGACTTGGGAACTATGCTTTCGTAGCGGGTCTTTCTACAAACTCTCAGAGGTCAGTCTATTCTCAAGTCGCTGGTGTATCTACTGTATCTGGTTATGCAACCACTGCTGGTATCGCCACTCTTGCAGTCAACTCTCAAGGACTGACTGGATCACCTGATATTGTTGTTGGTCTTGCTAGTGGAACATTCAAGGGTGATGGATCTCAACTCACTGGAGTTGTTGCTGCATCTTCTGGTATCCTTATTAGGGATAAAGATACTCCCATTGGTATTGCTGCTAGTGTTAATTTTGGATATGGTGCAACAGTATCACCTTTATCTGCTGGTATTGTTACCGTAACTGCTGTCACCCAATACGATCAATTAGAAATTTCTGGTGTCTCAACCTTTACTGGAGACATTAAACCAAATGGAAATATTACAGGTGATGGCAACACAGTTATAACTGGTGTATCATCTGCTTACATCACTGATGTTCATGGTGGATTGATTGGAAATGTAATCACCGCAGCACAACCAAACATCACATCACTAGGCACTCTAACTTCATTGAATGTCAGTGGTGACGTAAGTATTGGTGGAACATTAACATACGAAGATGTAACTAATATCGATTCTGTTGGTTTGATTACCGCAAGATCTGGTATGGTTGCAACTGGTGTCGTAACTGCGACAGCATTTAGTGGACCTCTGATCGGAAATGCAGACACTGCCACTAGTTCTGGAACCGCAACTACGGCTACCAGAGCAAATAACATTGCAGTTGTCGATGAATCTACAGATACAACATGTAGTGTGTTGTATACTAATGCTGCCTCAGGTTATCAGGCTGCCAAAACAGGAACTAACTTACTATTTGATGCAGTGCAGGGGACTTTGAAACCCACAAATGTAAATGCAACTGGTATCATTACGGCATCATCATTCAGTGGAAATGCTACGAGTGCCACCACTGCATCTACTGCCGATGTTGCAACAAGAGTTACGGTAACGGATCAGTCTTCTGACACTTCATGTAATCTCTTGTTTGCTCAAGCAGCAACTGGTGATGTTACACCTCATACTGGAAGTAATCTCACATTCAATTCCAATACAGGACAGTTATACGCTACCCAGTTCAATGGATCTGGAGCGGGTCTTTCTAGTATACCAGCATCTGCTATTACTGGTCTTAATGTTGATACTAGACCAAACTTCCAGGCAGCAGAATACACTGCAAAAACTACTTTTACTTTTACTAATAATTTTACATCAGTGCCTAATTTGTCTTGCACTATTACTCCTACTAATTCAAATAGTAAGATTCTCATACAGGTTCTGATAATGGGTTATACTAACCAGAACAAATATGATAATGTGTGGGGAATCCAAAGAGCAATATCTGGTGGTTCTACAAACGATTTAAGCTATCCGAATGATGGTCTCAGGCAAGGAAGTATGTATTATGAAACTGACACCACTCAATACTATCAGGCACATTGTTTCCAGTTCTGGTATGTGGATACTCCTGGCACGACAAATGCAATAACATATACTCCAAGAGTTAGAAATGGATATACTGGTGGAAGCCAAACCTTCTATTATAACAGGGATTTTGGATATTTTAATTATCAAAGTTATAGAGTAGGTGGTAGTAGAATGTCCGTAATGGAGGTACAACCCTAATGAATTACAATCACGAAGCAATCCGTGCAGCATATCCAGATAAAAATTTATTAATCTGTGATGGTATTGGCATATTTGATAGAGATATCAGTGACACTACACCGTTTGAAATTGATCAAGCGTTAGTAGATGCAGCTGCAGTCATAACAGATAAAGAAAAACAGAACACTTACCATAAGTACATGCGTGAACAAGAGTTTCGTGCAGTCGCAGACCCAATGTATTTCAAAGTGCAAAGAGGTGAAGTGACACAGGCAGAGTATGACGCGAAAGTCGAAGAGATTAGGACAAAATATCCTTATATATAATAAGCCTTAAATCATTATCCAATGGCAGAAGCAGCGAAGACTCCTCCCAAAGAGGATAAACCAAAAGGTTTACTAGGTAAATTAAAAGAAGCATCGGAAGACAAAGAAGAACAGATGGCTATTCTGTCAACTTTTGTACGTCTAGGCATCTTGGTCTGGAGTGGTGCGATCTTGACTCTCGCATATGTAGAGTTACCACCAGCTCTTAAAATACCTAAACAAGATCTTGATCCAACTTTCATAGCATCGGTCTTCACGGGCGTGCTGGCGACTTTTGGCG